TGGCGGGCCATGGAAGAGTTGCAGCAGGCCGGCAAAATTCGCGCCATTGGTGTCAGCAATTTCCATCCTGACCGACTGGCCGACCTTATCGCCTTCAACAAAGTGGCTCCTGCGGTAAACCAGATTGAAGTAAACCCCTTCAACCAGCAGCTGCATGCTGTTCCGTGGAATCAAAGCCATGGCATTCAGCCGGAAGCCTGGGCACCGTTTGCTGAGGGTAAAAATGGCCTGTTCCAGCATCCCGTGTTAACGGCGATTGGCCAGAAGTACGGCAAAAGCGTGGGTCAGGTTGTGCTGCGTTGGATCTTCCAGCGAGGCATCGTTTCGCTGGCGAAATCGGTGCGCAAAGAACGCATGGAAGAGAACATCAACATCCTCGATTTTGAACTCAGCTCTGAAGATATGCTGCAGATTGCTGCCCTCGACACTGCAACCAGCGCCTTCTTCTCTCACCGCGACCCGGCGATGGTGGAATGGCTGACTGGCCGCAAACTTGATGTTTAAACGCTCTTTATGTCAGCGGTATCATTTTGATATCGCTGATTTCTAGCTTGGGCTTACAGCTCTCAACGCCAGTCTTTTACTACTTTGGTTACGGGTGTTGTTCGTGGGCGTTAGGAGGTGTGGGGCTGGGCAGATACTTTTTCACCTGCAAACACACATAGAGCCATTAATCCTGTTTTGTTCTACTTATCTGGGATAACGACTTACATACTAACAACGTAGACCTGAACGCAGGAAAAGCCTATGTCTAAAGATTTGAAGGATATTTTGCTGACGAAGAAATGCCACGAGGTTCGTCCATCCGCCAAGAGAAGTGGTTACAGAAATTAGATTGAGATTTTGGAGGATGCTTGAATGGTGCGATAATAGGAGCAATACAAAACAAGCTGTTGATTTATAATTATTTATTTCTATTGCATTTTTCAAGATACCCCCACAAGTACCCCCAAAATATTTTATCTACTCAATAGATCGCATTGTTGCGATGATAAATCCGATGATTTTGTGTCAAGAACGCTAGAATCTGAGCTTTAAAATACACCACAACTCCACCGAATGGAGGTGAAGTTATGGTGCTATAGTCAAAAAAATTCAGTTAACTGCATAAAGATAATACACTTCGCAGAAGACATTCTCCAACATCAGGATATCAACCTGAAATATATTCAAGAAGTTCTGCAGTCGCAGCATTTTTCATAGTTCGAGCCCTCGAAGGGCCTACTCCATATATTTTTTCAATTAGGCTTTCTTCAGTATTATTATGAAGATCTTCAATTGTATTGATGCCAACAGACTGTAATCTTTCTTTTTGCCATTTTGTGAGTGCTACCAATACATTAATTGGTTTTTTCAGGAGAGATCTTAAGGACTCTTCATATTGAAGTTCATGCTTATTAAGAAGTTTTTCACTTCCGGCATAGCTTGAATGGTTCTTACCAAACTCAGGGAATTTTTTAACAGACAAATTTTTATAAAATTCTTTTGAGTCAGAATGTGGGTTACTTTCTAAAGATAACATGCACCCATATTTTATTTCATATCTTGTACCAAGCTCAGATCTGGTGGCTCTAACCGCACTATCGATTTTTCTAATAATCCCCGTATAAGTTAAAAGCCTTAAAGATTCTTTAACTGGCTCTGGCGCATCTTTATGTATCCAAAAATAAATTGTAGATTCATCTGTACCCTTATCTCTTCGAGTCTTATTATAATCTTCTACTCGAGGTATAACAGAGTTCTCCAAGAAATCTCTACCCCAATCTATAACTTCACGATGCCCCTTGTACTTTTCACCCAAATCAGTATGTTCTGTCCAAATTTGATTTCGATAAAAGGACTTTATTATGGCGTTAACTCCACTAGCATTTAATTTTGATAGATCTTGCAACGTTCTCAACAACATTCGAGGATTACCGCCTGAAGCAAGAGCTAACGTGTTGAAAAGATCTCTTTGATTGTCTATCTCTTTCTTTAGCGACTCATCTGATTGCTTAAATACAATATCTTTGAAATATTGAAGATAATCTGATTCTAAAATATTTCTTTCTAGTTTTTTGAATACACAATCATGAATTGGTTCAAAAGAATCACCAAAGTGAGTAACTCCAGGATAAATAGCCGCATTACATGTAATATATGGTGAACGAAGATCTTTGAATAAACTAAAGAATTGACGTTGCTGCTCAGGTCTAAACACATGCGCCGCCTCATCAAAAAAGAAAACAACTTTATCTAGATTATTCTCCTCACATATTATTTGTATTGCCTCTTTGACATCTTCAATATCAGGTAATGATGATATATCAACAGCAATCTTTCCTTTATAAGAGTCTTCGAAAAGTCTTACGATTTCTTTCAAACTGGTTTCAACGCTTTCTTCTGTGTCATTATGATCATTACTGAGCAAATTAGAAGTCAAGCCTGAAACAACCATCCCCATTTTTCTAAGCTTATTAAGTAAGTATTTTAATGTCTTAGCCATCATCCAATGATAAAACTGAAGGTTATCATCGGTAGTTATCAAAGAGCTCATGTTGAAGGGAACAAATACTGTTACGCATGCCTTATCCCCTTCTTCTAATTCTAATTCCGCAACCCTCATAAGGAATGACTTACCAGTACCCCTTGAGCCCTCAAGAAGACAAGGTTCATTAGATTTCAGAGCTTCAAGAATGCCTCTGTCAGTTGAATTTACAACTGACAAGGATAGAATATCTGATTGTTTAATGCTTTCTGTACGTAGATAAAATTCACTCATAATTCATTCCTATGATATACCGAATAATTCTCTAATTTTTTCTATATGATTAAATTCTTCTGGCAAAAATTGCATAGATTCGCGCTCATTATCATCAAAAGTTTTCGCGTATCTACACGTAGCTGCGAACAATATAGATTCTGTTACACGCTTGTAATACTGACAATATTGTTCGAATAGCTCATTTTTATACATGATTTTGATACTTCCATTTATCCATGTCTCGTTGTTGCCATGAACATATTCTGAAAGTTTTCTATAAACGCCAATTGCATTAGCTCGATATTCGCCAGCATCATCTACTAAATCTGGGAAAAATGCCATAATAAATCTTTTGGAATACACGCCATTATCTTCATCAATTATCCTTGACCATTTTATATCCCTTCGTCCATCAAGCCACTCATGCATTTCTAATTTACTGGCAGAAAAATAAATAGCTCCCAACCCCATTTCAAGTGCGAGTCTTAGTGATGAAAATGCTTGTCTATATAAACCCACAATTAAACTATAGTTTGATGATTCTAGTTGAGCGCTAACTGTTTCTAAAATTCTTTTTTCTTGAGGGTCTCTCAAAACATTTGACATCTCGTATATGCACGAAGACAAATGGTGAAGTTTGCCTAAAGTTTCTTTTTGATAAATAGACTGTTCGAAGACGGTTTGGGATTCTGCATTTAACTTAGTAAAATACTCTTGAATATCCATAAATCATTTAACCTCCAATTTAACTGCCTCATCACCCAAAATAAAATTAAAAAGTCAATAACGTCATTACAACTACTAATTAGATTTTAAGATAATACAATACAAGAACAGAAAGTGAAACTTTTTCATAGTCTAAACTTTAAGCAAGACCTTACCACTACATTATCATTGCGGTAAATAGCGTGATCTAAATCACTATTAGAAAGATACCTCCTTAAAACTATATATAAGTTATTCATTACAGAATGAAGCAACTGTAACTTAGAGCGCGTTCTGCCAAAAATCCTCACTGGCATTGCCGGTGCATGACAACTTTTGACAACTCAATCTGAACGCCAGCGTCCGGGCAAACCAGAACAGCGATCTGAAAGAGGCTCGAGGATGGTTGCAAAGGGGGAGTGCTTAACACCTCCCCTTCGCGAGTTCGTGTACCTAAAGTTTTCTGAAGCGGTAGCGGTTGACACTTCCCCCCTAGTTTTCCCTAGTAAGGCATAACAAACCATAACAGGCTGACACATGCCCTGCTTCGCATCAGGATTAACAAAAGCTAACAGCCAAGGCTCAACAAATCTCAACGCCAGCCCTTTACACTTCTGCTGTAGCAGCTGTTCGTAGGCGTCAGGATCCGTTAGGTTGGGTTGACACTTTTCCCAGTTTCTCGCGAAAAAGTGTCAAGTTTGAGGGACTGGGGGGTTTACAGTTTTTCGCCGTCCAGCAGGCAGAGTGACATTAAACCAGTTTTGTTCCAGTCATCCAGCGTATCGGGGTGCATTGTGGCAACGTAAGCCAGCTCAGAACGAAGAAACCGTAAAGCGCCTGCTGCACGGTCTTTGCCATAGAAGCTGTGGGTTTCTTCATCCGGCCGGAAGAGAATCAGCAATTGTTCATCGGGCTCGTGCTGAACATCAAAACCCAGCTCAGCGGCTGCTGCCTCTATTCGCTGGCCAGCATTAATATCAGCCGGCAGCTCTTTCCCGCCGTCATGCCCCCATACCCACGCGGCGGCCTGCGCCCACGTCATTTCAGTTTGGTCTTCGCCAGCACCAGCAGAATTTTGTTTAGCCTGCGATGCGTCAACATCCACTTTATCGCCTGAAATTACAATTTCATCGCGGGCTATCCAGCCGTAAACAGTTTGCCGGCTGACGCCCAAATGCCTGGCGTAGGCGGATTTACTTAATAGCATACTGGTGTATCCCTCCGGATAGAAAAAAGCCGCCCTCAGGCGGCCTGCTTCTCTTCTGAATGTGTCTGCCGCTGGCTGCCTTTGAGCATCGCGCTGACATGTTCGCTTAACTGATCACGACCGGTCATAAAGGGCTGTACTTCTGTTGGATCGTCGCGAGCAACAAATTCCCCCCAAACAAACGTAGATTTCAAGGAAATATTTAAAGGGCCGGTAAAGCGGAGATCATAAGGGCGTTCAGCGAACTTGAGTAGACTTTGAGAGATGCTTGAATGGTGCGATAATAGGAACCAACAAACAGACTCATAACACTGATTTTAAAACAAAATTTAATATCGAAGAATAAAACTATACACATCACTATACACATTGGCGGTGGCGTTCATTTTTTATACTGAAAAACTGTCAGTAATAAATCTTTTTTTGCATTTAACTGTTCACACTGCTCACCTCGACGATTTCCCATTTTAAATCATAATGTTAAGTGGTGATGAGTTGGTGAAGAGTGAACAGTCGACTCTTCACCTTTGTGATTCTTGCGCGATCATGGTGCGCCGGGTCAGGCAACGAGGGGGGTAAAAAGTTTTTTTAGGTTTTACTGCTCACTCTGTTCACCTTTCGTTTTTATACAGTAATTTCATGGTGTTAAGTGGTGAACAGATGGTGAAGGGTGAACAGTCGATTGTTCACCTCGCGGGACAGTCAGACATAAAAAGACCGGCGGTTGCCGGTCTGAGGTGGGTTATGTCGCTGTGGATTCATCGCACTTCGGCAGCAAGTCGCCGTTGCTGTCCTCCCTGAGCGTCAGGTTGGTTTGCGTGCCCTGTTTGGTGTGCCGCTTCTCGTAGTTCATCCCGTACTCTTTCAGCATCATCGGCAGCCCCAGCCCGAACATTTTCAGGCTCAGCACGTGCTTGTAGCCGTTGGCCTCCATATACACCAGATAGGCGTGATATAGATAGTTACGGGGCTGTCGCGGGATAATGTTGGCATTCCCCATAAACATCCCGTTCGTCTGCGGCAGCGCTTCCAGATAGCCGCAAAAATCAAACGTCGGATCGGCATCGCGCTTGATGCTCAGTGCCTCGTCAGAGTTCTGCTGCGACTGGAGCAGCGTGCGTGCCGTCATCGGGTCGCTGAACTGCTGCATAAGCTGGCGCACAATGACGGCCAGCTCGCATGCGATTTTGTCCTTAAGCTGCGGGTCGCGCTCCTCCGGGGCGATTTGCTCCGGGAAATGAATAATGACACGGCGACGGGACACGCCGCCGCTGCGGTCGGTGAAGCGCATCGGGTTATTGTTCACGGCCAGAATTACCGCCGGGATGTAGGCCGAATAGGCGTCGCGGTATTTCGGGTCAACCGACACGGCATCGCCGCCGGTGATGGCCTTAAGTCCCGCACCGTCCCCGCTCCATTTCTCCTGGTCTGGCAGGCGTATCAGCGAGAAGCCAATCAGCGCCGCGCGCTCACGTGGTGATTCCAGCGTCTCGATGGTCGCTGACGTGGCGTTGTCCTCCCCGGCGAGCAGGGTCGCAATTTCGGCCAGAATACTTTTCCCGCTCCCGCCGGGGCCGGTCACTTCGAGAAAGAGCTGCCAGTCGTAGCGGTTCGCCAGCACCATAAAAAGCGCAGCGAGAATGACGTCGCGCTTTTCAGCGTTCCCGCTGGCCGCACGGTCGAGCCAGCGCCAGAAGTTCGGCGCGTGGGTTTCCAGCGTTTCACCCTCCACCGGCGGGGTAAAGTCCACGTCGCACAGCGTACGCAGCCAGTGGGATTTGCTGTGTGGGCTGAACACGCCGGTGAGGGTATCGAGCACACCGTTACGAAAGCCAATCAGACGACGCGCGGGGGCGGCCTGCTGGGGAATAATCAGTTTCAGGGTGTCGACCACGGAGGCAATTCTCCCCGATGAGAACGGGGCGCGCAGGCGCTGGAACAGGCCGGCCACATCGCGTGCAAAGTCCGACGGCGGGATAATTTTCCATGTCCCGGCCTCATAACGGGACAGGAGCTGGCCGTTCACATCCACGGCCAGCGCTTCGCCGTAATGCTCATGCACCCGCATCGCCTTTTCACTGGTACTCATGGCGGTAAATTCCGCCTCGCTCATGGTGTCGAACGGGCTTTGCGCCGGTGGCCTGATGGCACCGTAAATCGCTTTGCGCGTGGTGTCCTCACCTTGCTGCGTAAACGCATCATTCCAGTCACCGAATACCGGCGGAAGGGCAACCGTGCCCTCACAGGCCTGTGCGGCCGCTGCGGCTTTGGTCTGGCCGTTCCCGCTGAGGTCACGGTCAGCAGCGAGAACAATCGGACAGGCCGGGTGCTGACTTCGGGCAAGGCTCGCCAGAGAAAGAAGGTTCACTGACGACAGCGCCACCATGACGGTTTCACCGGTCAGGTGATGCACGGTGAGTGCGGTCGCATAGCCCTCCGCTATCCAGAGCCGTTTTCCCGCCTCTTTTTTCCCTTCGATAAGGTGATACGTTCCTTTTACCGCTCCGCCTTTCAGGGTGCGTTTGAGGCCGTCAGCATTAATGAGCTGAACGTTAACCATTGCGCCGGTCTCGTCCTGCAGCGGCACGATTAAATCACCAGCGCGGTAGGTCACGCCGCCGGTCTTGTGTGTAGTGGTTAGAGTCAGGCATTTGAGCGCAGGAAAGCCCTTGCGGGTCAGGTAGGCGTTGCCGGTGGCGGTGCGGGTCTTATCCATCAGTGAGGCGGCAAGCATCGCAGCGGCTTTGTGGCTGGCATCGGTTTCAGCCTCAGCGACAGCAATAATGTCCTCAGCAACCGGCGGCAGGCTGCCGGTCAGGGCGCTCACCTTCCCGGCCGCCTCGGAGGGCGACACGCCGAACACCTTCTCGACCAGTTTCAGCCCGTCACCCGCGCCGCACTGGTTGCAGAACCACGTCCCGCGTCCCTCTTTGTCGTCAAAGCGAAAGCGGTCAGAGCCGCCGCACACCGGGCAGGCCTGATGCTGGTTTTTAACCACCTTCACACCCAGCGCCGGGAGAATGCGCGGCCAGTGGCCGCATGCCTGTTTTACAGTTTCCGTTACGTTCATTTTCATCGTTATTTTCTCCCTCAGTGCACAACCGGCGCGGCGATATGACGGGCGCAGAGTTCATCCATGACGGCCATCCCGAGAAAGGACAGCGACGGCGCGGCTTTCAGTGGCCCGGCTTCCATTAAATCTTCGAGCAGCGCACAGGCAATCTGACGGCCTTTTTCCTCGCCATGCTGGCGCAGATAAAAGCCCTCCAGTTCAGCGGCAATCGCGCTTTCCAGCGCATCGAGCGTGAGCTGAGGATAGCGGTGCTGACGGGCGCACAAATTCAGCCAGGCACAGGCGACCGCACGACGATACAGGGCGGCGCGTAATAGCGGCGGTAACGGCTTTTTCATACGCTACCCTCCCCGGCCAGCCAGCGCTGATTGCAGCGTTCGACCACGCCGTCGAGCTGGGCGGTCATCAGGTAAATCACGGAGTTGAGCTGCGACTGCTGCGCAGGGTCGCGGCGGAGGGTGGTGCAGTCCTGCTCCTGCATCATTGCGCTGACAAAGTGGCCGACGTTACGCAGGTGCTCAAGGCATTCGAGTTCTTTAATGCTGAGGGTTGTGTGTTTCATGCGCGTCCCTCCGCAACCGGCAGACGTCCAGCAAACGAGAGGACGTAATCACGAACGAGGGAAAGACGTGCGGCGTGCTCGTCACCGGCAACAGTGCGGAGCATACAGATACGGGGTTTACGGTCTGCGCGGCGAACGGCGGCAAACACGAAGACAAATTGCGGGTGAGACAGGGTGAGGGTAGTAGCCATAAGGGCAGCCTCCAATAAGTAGCGGTTATTGCTACCACCGGAAACGCCAATTTCACTGGTGGCAGCCCGAACGGAGTTGGCGTAACCGGCCTTATTGGAAACCGGCCAGCCCGAAGGCTGCCCCGCCCGGACTACCATTATCTGACAGGAGCCACGGTGTATATGCAAACACCACAGCCCGGAAAATGGGTGTGCCTGAGCTACGACGTAAAAAAAGACGCAAGGCGCGTCTAAGGTCGCCAATAAGTTACACGGAACGCCAATTCCGGCTGCCGATTTTGCGACAGCGGGAAAACTATACCTGGAAATGATGAGCGGAAGCAAGCCAGAAAAAGGGGCTTTCAGAAGAACGGCCATCATCATGCGTCACAGCTCCGGTTACGATCGGCGATCCGCTCGGCCATCCATGCGGTGATTTCTGACTGCGCCCACGCCACGTTTTTACCGCCAAGCGAGATCTGTTTCGGGAAAGCCTCCCGGCTGATGAGGTCATAAATCGTCGAACGTGACAGGCCGCACAGGTGCATCACTTCTGGCAGGCGGATAAAGCGCTCCTGAACGGCGTCAGAAAACGGCACTGGTGGGGCGACAGGCGCAGAAGACGGGGAAGAAAAAGCGGTGTGCATCGGGCTACCTCATAAAGTCCATACAGTGCCGGTCGTGTCCGTCCGGCCTCGGGTAGCTCTCTATTTTGTGAATATTTTCTCTCAGGGCAACAAGTCATTTTGCACCGACTCACTGCACAACAAATTGTTAACAGGTGAATGGCAAACACTGGCAAAGCTATTGTATATGCTGGCATTTGGTTGCACCTGATTGCACTATCTATTATTCATTTTTATGGTTGTTTTTACTTTATTAATATAAAAAAAGTCTAAGTCAAAAACTCAGCTGAACAGGAGACCGGTGATCAGTGGTGAACAGACGGTGAACAGTCAGCCCACCAACTGTTCACCATTTAACATACTGTATTACTTATATTTTTATTAAAGGTGAACAGTGGTGAATAGTTAACAGTAAAAAAACAAATAGAGAGGGTGATTTTCCTGCGACCTTTTTCTGGCCAGCCGGGTTTTACCCCCTTGCTTGTGCCAGAACTGCCACAACCGCAATGAATCGATATGTTGTGTGATGAAGGGCAGAATCATTTCAGGTTGAACATACGGAGAGCCTGAACATGAAACCCGAAACAGTCATTTCTGCCTTGCAGAACGTTGTCGCTAAACAGAACGCGGAAAGCGAGAAGCACATCACCGCTAAACTGACCGTATTCACTGCGGCCAGAGACACCCACGCAGCCAGCATGGAAAAGCTGAAAGAGATTGATACATCAATTGAACGCTGTAAGCAGGAGCGACAGAACGCCCTCGATGAGAGCGCCGAGGCGGAACAGGACTGGCGCAGTCGCTTCCGTACCCTGCGCGGTAATCTCACTCCTGAAATGAAAGCGGAGCACAGCAAGCGTATCGCCAGTCGGGAGCTGGCCGACGAGTTCACCGGCCTGATTGCGGAGCTGGAGACTGACCGGAGTCGTGCCATGCTGAATGCCTGCTCCACCGGCAATAATTATCGATCTGCGCATGGCGAAGCGTTTACCGCTTACGCCGGGGCGGAATGGGTTAAGGCTATCAACGCGGTTCCCGTCGCGCTCATTCGCGCTTTCCTGCTGCGCATTCGTGCCCTGGAAATGAAGGGGGAAAGCGCACCGCAATCTGTCGCCATCGGTGAACTGCGTGATGCCCTCAACCGTCAGGGCAGTCTGTATCACTTCGATATGAAACAGGAGCCGGTTTTATCCGTGACGGGTATGCAGCGACCAGAGATTACCGGCGTGGATATGGAACTGTTCCGCAGTCCACTCAAGCGAAACATGCTCGCCAAAAAGCTGGCTGAACATGACGGAACTAAGGCGGGGGCATAAGTATGTTTCACTGTCCGTTCTGCAAAACCAGTGCGCACGCCCGCACCAGTCGTTATCTGTCTGAGAACGTCAAGCAGCGCTATCACCAGTGCGTGAATATCGAATGCTCGGCAACTTTCCGCACGCTTGAATCCGTTGACGGGATTATCTGTTCACCGCCGACAGAGCTGGTCATCCCCGAATCTGCACCGGCAGCCACCGTTAACCGTGCTGGCGCTTAAGCATGACCAGTCATCAGGAGAATCTTACGTGACCACACTGACGCTACAGAAAGCCTTTGAGACCTGCCAGGCAAACAATTCAACCTGGCTGCAACGCAGGGAAGAACTGACGCAGGTCGAACAGATATACCGCGAACAGCTTGCCGGTGACGGGCAGAGCCTGCAAAGGCTGCGTGAGATTATCGGGGTGAAAAAATGGGAAATTAATCAGGCTGCCGGTCGCTATATTCGGTCGCATGAGGAGGTGCAGCGCATCAGCATCCGTAACCGGCTGAATGATTTTATGCAGGCACACGGCGCGGAGCTGGCCGCCGCCCTTGCACCCGAGCTGATGAATTATTCCGTGCAACACCCCGCCGTTCAGGATTGCGCCATGAAGCACTCGGTCGATTATCTGCGTGAGGCACTCAATGTCTGGCTGGCCACTGGTGAAAAAATTAATTATTCCGCACAGGATAATGACATTTTAACAGCCATCGGATTCAGGCCTGACGCGGCTTCGCGGGATGATAATCGTGAAAAATACACACCCGCACAAAACCAGAATTATGTGAATAAACGCGCTGAACTGGCCGCACAGTAACCCGTCAAAAAATCCCCGAAAATCCCGCCATTTTTCCGTAAAAAAGCCATGCATGCGTAAGGTGCATGGTTTTGCATGCGTTTTCACGTCCCGGCCTCCCCCGCCAGCTCCAGCTCTGGTGCGGTCTGAGGCTGCTCTTGCACCTGCATTAAAAGCGGCCCCTTAAGCGGGCAGGCGTGGCGGGGAGAGTACTGCGCGCACGGAGTTTTAAGGATTAATATTGTTAGCCACTTTTAACTTATGGCTCTAGATCGGAATATACGTATTTAATACTTTTCAATACATTAGTGATTTTATATTGACCAGTTCTGGTGTTCCTGTTGATTTCAGAAATTAAATGTAAATGTTTCCTTGCCCTTGAACTAAGTACATAAAGCAACCTTTTTGATTGTGCTTCGTCCTCTCCAAAGCGGGGTACTATCCCTTGCAACAACCCAAAGGCAATCACGCAATCAAATTCTAACCCCTTTACGGAGTGGATAGTCGTAACAGTTACACCAGTTTTTTTATCAAACATTTTCTTGTAGTGTTCAGCAGATGTAAGTAACCCCAAACCGTCATCATTCAGCTTTTTTTTCCTTTTTTCTGCCGAAGCAAAAAATGCTTCACGTGACTCACTAAACTCTTCAATTTGCAAGATATCAAAATCAAAGAATTTAATAACTTCGGTAAAGAAAACATCTAAATATTTTATTCCATCAACTTCATTGACTTTCAAGGAGTTGCAATATTTCAAAAAAACCTTAATTTCAGATGGTTCATCATTCACCTTGAGTCCGCACTCACTCAATTGAGAAAAAGCCTCATTAGCATAGTAAACTCTCGAACGATAGTTTTGTGGTGAAGGTCTCGTTAATGCTAGCCTCGCAAACTTATACCATAAACTCTCTCTATTAGAAGAAATAGGTGTAACACCAGGGCCATTAAATGAAACCTCAGGCATAATAGCCATTAATCTTCTGGTTAAATCAGACAAATGAAACCACCAGGGCGCTATAATACAAATTTCAGTAGATTGAATCCCCTCACTTAGCATAGTCTCAATCAACGCCTGAATATACCCATCCAACCCATCAACTGAACATGAATTATTCAAAGTTATCTTCGATTCATATTCCCTCAAATCACCAGAGGCCTCAAACGGTGCTCCATTAATAGTTTTAAACAACGAAAAATAATCAACAACCTTCTGACTGGAACGATAATTATCTTTTAGCTCAAGAAGGGTAAATTGAATTCCAGATCTATTTGAAAAAGAATCAAAATCTAACGCAACCCCTCCCATGGAATTAAAAATAGCTTGATTGGGGTCACCAACAAAGAATAGCTTACAAGATTCTCCATTACTCTTCAATATATCAAATAACAATTCATACTGTAATATTTGAGTGTCTTGATATTCATCAATTAGTATTAATTTGAAAATATTAGAAAGATTATTAGCTATAAATGAATTAGATCTTAATATTTTAAAAGACAAATAAATAATATAATCAAAATCTATATATTCTTGCTCTCGAAGATGGTTGTAGTACTCTTCAACGACTGCGATGTGATTTGGTTTAAATTCCCTTAAACCTGTCTCACACCATCCAAAATCAACATCATAGATTTTAATTTTGTGCTTTTGGCAGACCTCCGCCTTCAACGCCTCTGAATGGTGTGGATCTATTATCCTATAGCCGAATTTGATTTCATCACAAACACCAGAATAAGGTTTCAATATCCACTTTATACAAAATGAATGTATTGTACCTATCCACAGTTTTTCGACTGAAACTCCCATTTCCAGAATTCTTTTCTTGATTTCATCAGCTGCATTATTCGTATATGTAATTGCAATAATGCTCTTAGAACCATCCCCCTTGGATAACTGATATGCAATTTTATAAACTAATGTTCTGGTTTTCCCTCCACCGGGACATGCCATAACAACAGCATTATCATCAAACAGCACGGCTTTTATCTGTTCAGGATTCAGAAATTCTTTCAAAAACTCTTCATTCATTTAAATCATCCTCAACAAGGAAGCCCCTGCTCCAAATACATTTTCATATCTGGCTAAGATATCCTTCCTATCAATTTTGGAGCCATTTCTTAACTTACAGATAATCTCTTCAAGACAAATTCTTTCATAGCTATCATTCTTATTGAGATAAAATCTCTTCCTATGTTCTAACACCACAAGTAGAACAACATCGCTAAATTTACCAATTGCAAAACTTAAAGCATCTAATATATAACTAGGAATTGAAACTTCGTGATTAATTTTTTCGGATAATGCTAATGCCAACCATCCTTTTCCGGCATACTTTGCCACCCCTAAAACCCTGTCTCCGAAGATCTCATGATCTAAACTACGGAGATCAGAAGTTACATCTTTTATCTTTTTTTTATGTGAGTAAATTTCACTTAAGGAATCTATTATATATTCTTGGTTGTCATATATAATAAAATCAACCTCAAATGTATATTTAGAATAAAATGGCTTAACAAAATCATTACTATCGCAATATTTATCAAGCAACTCAGCCCTTTCTTTTCCAATTTTTTCTGAACGCAGTGCTTTTCTTTTTTTTGATTTTATTGTTTTAAGATCTTTTTTATGGATTTTTTTATAAAAAGATTTATCCATATCTGTGATTATAGCACATCGCCTTCTCAAACGTTTCTCATCAAAAATATTTGCAATATTCTGGAAACCAGTGCTTCCTACATTTACTAAACTTACTCCCAATTCATCTAATGAAATACCAAAATATCTTTTAAACATTACTGGTATAATAATTTCCTCAGCATCTCCTTCAACTAAAATAATTTTTTTTGCAAATAACAAATTACTTCGCTTAGCATCTAAATACCTTTCTAATTTCGTAATATCTTTTGAATTTAATCCATGCGATGGTTGGCAAACATCTACACAGTGCTCCCCTTCTTTTTTAGATATAATATTAACCTTACTAACCTTAGATGACTCTGAAATTTGAGTTGAGTGTGTTGAGTAAATAATCTGTGTATTTTCAAAATCAAGATTTGCAAATAAGGCTTTTTGAATGTGAGTATGTAAATGTGCCTCAGGCTCTTCTATTAAAATAAAATTAGCGACCTTTCCTTTATTTATAAGATATTTGTATTTAAGGATTTTTAATATTAAAAAAAGTAAATTCGCCCCCCCCAAACTCATATCAGTTATTTTTCCCTCGAAATTTATAGACCCCTCACTAATACTTAATGTTAGTGATTTTAAAAGTTCAGCTGGTTTCTCTGGTAATTTTGATTTAATAGATAAAACAGTCGGTGAGAATGCTTCACCTACTGCTTCTCTCAACGTGGAATGGATACCACCCGAGACATCTTTAACATCAGGAAGCATCTCAATATTACTATTCAAAGAAACAACACTATTAATAATTTCGCTATAATCCGAATCTGTAAGAGTTTCACTTTTAAGCTCAAGCAACTCGACTAGTGGATTCTTTTTATTTCCATTAAAATCAGAGACAACATCTCGCAATGCCTTAATAAAAGTAAAGGAAATGTCTTTTGAAAGTGATATTTGCTTTGGGATAATCCAACCGACTGTATGAGAATCAATCGCCCTAGGGAATTCAACCTTATCAAAATCGCCTACAACTTTTTTATATATATTCTCATCATAAAAATCACCATGACTTTTCCCTGTAAATACAACCTCATAGTCATCAATAGTAATAGAATCTCTTAATTTAGCCAGTCCATCTTTATCACCACTTATTAGCTTGGACAATTCAATTCTTTTTGATAAACCAGGTCTAAATATTAGATTATACGTCGCCTCACTGACTGCATCTTCTAGTACTCCAGCCTCATGTATAAAAATTGACTGTATAGATTCATCATGAGAGATTTCTCTAAACGTGAGATTTATTATTATCCAATGACCTCTCCAGTCATCAACCTCATGATTAAAATCATCGACCCCCATTTTATATGCACGAAACAACATCTCATCATCTAGCAGCAATCTTATAGCTCTGAATAAATTGGTTTTCCCTGTTCCATTTTCACCAATAATAGTATTGATGTCTTTATCAAAAATGAACTTGCTTTTCTTAAAATTCCTGTAATTAACTAATACTAACTCGGAGATGTACATTTATTAGTTTCCTTTAAGAAGGTAGAGTGAATAGAAAGCAATCATTTCCCTTCTCTTTTCAAGATATTGAGCATGATTGTATGTTCCACGAATTGAATTCTTGTCAACATGGGCAAGTTGCATCTCTATCCATGCAGAACTGTAATCATGCTCATGCAAAATTGTTGAAAACATATGTCGAAAACCATGACCGGTAACCCTTCCTCCGTAGCCAATCCGCTTGATTAGCTGGTTTATACTCGCTTCGCTCATAGGCTTGTTCGGATCATTCCGCCCCGGAAAAACATAACGATAATTCCCTGTCATGATCTTGAGTTCATTGAGTAAATCTAACGCCTGAGCAGACAATGGCACAAGATGCGACCTACGCATTTTCATCCTTTCAGCGGGAATTTCCCAAATAGCGTTATCTAGATCAAATTCTGCCCATAATGCCGCACGTAATTCGATGGTTCTAACACCCGTAATCATGAGTAATTTCGTAGCAATCAGGACAAGCCGACTTCCGGTGTAACCGTTTAAGGCGCGTAGAAAATCAGGTATCTCATCAGCCTTTAGGAACGGGAAGTGATTTGATTGGTGTACATCGAGGGCGCTTGAAAGATCCGCTGCAGGGTTAAACTCTGCCCTTCCAGTAGCAATGGCATATCGGAAAACTTCTGAGCATCGCTGTCGAACTTTGCGCATTTTTTCTAATGCACCGCGCTTTTCGATTTTACGAAGCACATTAAGTAGTTCTAGCGGTTTAATTTCACCTACTGGTCTCGTACCCACATAAGGGAAAATGTCGTTCTGAAACGCTTCCATGATGTCAGAGGCATATCCTGCCGACCATTTGGCAGACTTCATCTGGTGCCACTCTGTCGCTATCTTTTCGAACGCGCTTTCAGACTCGGTTTGCAAAGCAATCTTCTGTTCTTTTCGAACCTCACTAGGATTCTTACCTTCGGCGACCAGTTTTCGGGCATCGTCACGACGGCAACGAGCATCGGCAAGGGTAATCGTCGGATACACACCCAGCGAGATCATTTTGGGTTTACCGGCAAAACGATAACGGAACCGCCAGCTCTTGCTTCCATTAGGTTCTATAAGCAATGACAGACCTTGCCCATCTCCAAGTGTATAGGCTTTAGCTTCAGGCTTAGCGCGGCGAATCTGCATATCGTTTAAAGGCATGTGTATAGGAATCCAAGACCGAACAGGAACATATACACAATCCTATACACATTCCGTATCGGATTCTACTGGATGGTTACGGACAGCGACGGACTAAAAAGAAATAAAATCGTTATAAAACAGGGTGTTTATGGATGAATACGGACGTTTGGGGAAGTTGAGATGGTGCCGATAATAGGAGTCGAACCTACGACCTTCGCATTACGAATGCGCTGCTCTACCAACTGAGCTATATCGGCCCTGAGAGGCCGGTTACGAGTGTAACCACGGGGCAAAAGGTTAAAACTAACGGGGTGATGCGTCAATAGCCTTGCGAATCAAAAGCCTAATTTTGCATCACCCACGTTTATTTACGCACGAATCGTATCATCGCCGAAGCCGATCCACTTGTAGGTGGTCAGCGCTTCCAGGCCCATCGGGCCACGGGCGTGGAGTTTTTGCGTGCTCACTGCCACCTCTGCGCCAAGTCCAAACTGGCCGCCGTCGGTGAAGCGCGTTGAGGCATTCACGTAGACCGCAGAAGAATCCACTTCATTGATAAAACGATCGGCGTTGCGCAGGGTGCGGGTAAGAATTGCGTCAGAGTGCTGCGTGCCGTGGGTGCGAATGTGGGCGATAGCATCGTCCAAATCGGCGACCACTTTCACATTCAGATCCAGTGACAGATATTCGTCGTCATACTGCTGTGCTTTGACCACTTCCACTTTCGCTGGGCCATCTTTCAACAACGCCAGCGCATTCTCATCTGCATGCAGCGTCACGCCGCTCTCGGCCATCTGCTTGCTCAGTGCAGGTAAGAACGTCTGCGCGATACCCTGATGCACCAGCAGCGTTTCAACGGTGTTGCAGGTACTCGGGCGCTGGGTTTTGGCGTTGACGATAATCTTCAGGGCAGGCGCGATCTCTGCGCTATCATCCACCACGATATGACACACGCCAATCCCGCCGGTGATCACCGGAATGGTCGACTGTTCGCGGCACAGCTTGTGCAGGCCTGCGCCACCGCGTGGGATCAACATGTCGATGTATTTATCCATGCGCAGCATTTCATTCACCAGCGCACGATCCGGGCTTTCGATAGCCTGGATCGCACCGGCTGGCAGGCCGCACTCTTCCAGCGCCTGCTGGATGACGTTAACGGTGGCCGCGTTGGTTCGCCACGTCTCTTTGCCCCCGCGCAGAATGGCGGCGTTACCGGTTTTCAGGCACAGGGAG